CGCCATCTCAAGGCGGTTGGCGGCCTGGCGATCTTTCTCGAAGTAGAACCACTCCAGCAGTTGCCGAAGCTCCTTGCGCGCCTCTTCGCCATCGAGCGGGTGAGATGCGACAGGCGCCAGTGCGTTGCGCTCTTCCGGCAGCAGATCATCGAGGAAGTTGTCGCCAGGCCCTTGGTGCCGGCGGCGCACGCCGAACTCAGCCATCGATCCACTCCCCAGCCTCGCGGCGCTTCATGGCCTGGCACACGCGCGCATGGTCAGTCAGGCGGCCGTGCTGGTTGCGGCGCTCGTTCAGGATGGCGCGCACGTCAGGCATACGTGGTGCCCCCGTCCTTCTCGATGCGGATGTCCTGCTCCGCGATGGTCTGGCCATCGGCACGCAGCTCCATTCGGCCAAAGCTGCCGCGGTAGTGCTCCGGCCCGGGCGCGCTCGGCATGCGTATCAAATCCGGCAGGCCGTCGATGATGATGGATGCCACACGGCGCGCATTGGTCGGCGTCGGCTCCAGCCCCAGGACGTCGCAGGCCTTGAGCGCCTTGCGCGCCACGTCGCCCACGTAGCGCGGGTCGGAGTCGTCCCACGTGTAGGCGGCCGACTCGCACACCACAAACCAGGGTGCGCCTGGCCGGCGACTCGGCACGAGCACGATGGCGCGCTCGTCGTTGACGTAGGTGTAGATCGCCGTCAGGTCGCCATGCTGGCGCACCAGATGCGCGCGGCGTGTGTCGATGGTGGCAGGCATGGCAAGGGAAGGTGCCATGCTTGCCACGCGGGACCGTGCGGCCGGCAAAAAGAAACCCAGCACGAGGCCGGGTGAGCGCCGTAGGCGTCCCCCGCCTTCAGGCGAGGGAAGACTTCCACTGGCCGGTCTTGATCATAAAAAGCTCCCATGCATCGAGCGGCATCTTGGCGCGGCCTCGTTCCCAGTCCTGCCACGTGCGGTAGGACGGCCTGTGCACCACCGCGGCGGCTTGGGCTTGAGACAATCCCGCCGCCTTGCGCGCGGCGAGGATCGCCTCTGGAGTCGGTGGTATGGGGCTGGTTGTCATTTGATCGCGATCATTCTGCCGCCACCACCTTGTACGATGGCCGCGCGTACTCGCCATGCGCGAGATAATAGGTCCCGCTATCGGCATGCGCGATCCACTCGCGTGCCTCCTTGATCGTCTTGAATTCCATCGGCTCGCCCCTGTCGTCGGTGGCGAACCAGCTGGTCTCGCGAGGCCCGTACCAATATCTCGTCATCAAAACGTAGAACGGTCCGTCATCTCCACCAGCCGCCGGTATGGCGTCTGCGCCACGGATGTTGGCGCGCTGCGCGATTGATTCCAAGGGTTCAAGATCTTGCTGCCGCTCTATCCGCGAGGCTAATTCGTCTTCGTCCAGATTCATGTTTTCCTCAAAAGCGGCGTGCGTGCTGCCGCCATCGCCATAGTAAATGACGAATCCGATTTCTACCTCCCACACCTTAATCCATCCATGGTTATGGCCTGCCGCCGCGACGTATTCGGCGACCGGCTCAATACCCGCAACCTCCAGTTCGCGGGCTTTTTCCAATGCGGTGTTTCGGTCCATGGCTTTCTCCTGGCGGAGTCAATAATCAAGTGCAACACCCCTGATCTGCCGATCAGGCGGCCTTGAGCGCGGCGCGAACGGCGCGGATCGCCGCCCCTTCTTTGGGGTGGCCGGGGCGGAACCCCGCTGCGCGCAGGGCGGCGACAATCGCTCAGACCTCCCAGGGCCGCGTGTACCGCGGCCCCGTATGGGAGTGGGCCTCGGGCGGGACCCACTCCGCCCTCCAGAGGATGCGGCCCATGACCTCGGGGGTGAGCCTATCCCCGAGGTCCTCCATCTCTCTGACCGCCTCCTGGAGGCGGTCAAGGTACTGCGGGTGGTCTTCCATCACTGGAAGACCCTCGTCCTCGCGCTCGAGGCGGGCCTGATCCTCGATCAGGTCCGCCTCACACGCAGCCTCGTACCACTCGCCGCCAGGGGCGGCGAGTTTCTTCGCGAGGGCCAGCATGGCCCGCGTGGTTATCGTCGTCGACATGATTGCTCTCCTTGTGACCGGCTACTCACCGCCGGCTGGCGTGGACTGCACCGTGCTGTCCATGCCTCTACTATACACGATTTCCGTGTATTTGCAAGCCCGATTTTGCCGTTCGTCTCCAAAAATCGACCGTTCGTCGGATCAAACGGCCATGGCAGAGCCGCGGCGCCTGAGCGGCTTGGCGCTGCCGGCGTTGTTCGACATCCGATCTGCCACCAGAGCGGCATAGCGCCAGTTGTCGGCGCCGTGGCTGTACTCGTCGTGCACCGGCGCGCCGGGCTCCAGCGTTTTGGTGTGCACATGCCGGCGGTAGCGCTTCAGGCACACCACCAAGCGGGCGGCTTTGACCTCATCGAAGTACGCCTGGCGGAAGGCCAGCCGGGCCACGTTGATGCCCTCGTGCACGGACACGTTCGGGATGGGCTCGACATCAAAGCCCTGCGCCTCCATGATCTCGGCCGCGCTCTTGCCAGTCTTGAAGTCCTTGTGAAATCCGTCGTGCGGCAGCCACACCTTGCCCAGGTTGTAGCGCCGCGCCTTGATCTCCTGCGCGTACCAGTCCAGCGTCTTGTGGCTGTCCTCGATGTAGTCGATCGCGCGAAGCTCGGACGCCAGGCGCTGGTAGAACCCGACCGTCATGGCGTCGTTCCAGCCCAGGTCGAAGACGACGTGCACCTTGAGCATGGGATCGTAGGGAACCGGCCGGATGCGGCGCTCGACGATCGCCAGCTCGACCTCCTTGGCGTAGATGGCGCCGTCCACGGCAGACTTGGTGGCGCCCTCCCAGATGTTGTCGTAGTTGTCGCGGTCGGTCAGGTAGCAGTGCCGGCGCTCGGCCTCCAGTTCAGCCGGGAACCACGGATTATCCGAATAGTTGAGCTTGACCACGACGGCGCCAGGGGGCGGGTTGACGACGAAACGGACCCACGTATCGTCGTCGTCCAGCTCCGGGTTGAATGTCACCCAGATTTCAGAGCCGGGCTTGCGGATGGTCGGAATCAGCAGATCCCAGGACTTCTTGCTGACCGCCTGGGCCTCCTCTACCCAGCACACATCGACGCCCTCAAATGACTTGATGTTGGCCGCCGTCTGGTTGGACAGACCGGAAAACAGGAACTCCGATCCGTTCGCGCCGCGGATCTCCGTCTCCAGCACCTGGAACTTGTCCGACAAGCCCATGGCCTCGATCTGGTCGGACAGCAGCTTGTGCACCGAATCCTTGATGCTCTTCTGCACTTCCCGCGCGCACAGGATGCGCATGCGACGCATCCCGGCCAGGATAATCAGCGCTCGGGCAACTCCCCATGACTTGCCTGATCCGCGGCCGCCGTAGACCACCTTGTAGCGGGCCGGCTCAAACAGGAATTGCAGCTTCTCAGGAAACTCGATCGTCTGCATCGCCAGGTTTCCGGAATGCGACCTGTAGCATCGCTGCGGCAGCCTCGCCCTTTTGCCGATTATCTACCTCGAAGATGCCGTTGATCTTGCCCAGCAGCTCCAGCGCGCGGACGCGGGCCGAATGGCTGGCGGCCTCGGTGTAGTCGGTCGCTTCCTCCTTGAGGCGGCGCCGGATCCACTCAGCCTCGGTCTCGGTCTTTTCGGCGACTTCTTTCAGCGCGGCATCGACGGCTGCGCGAACCTTAGCATAGCTCAGCAATCGGCTCGCTTGTACCTCGGCAGTCTTTGGCGAATACCCTGCGCGGATAGCGGCCTGCTTTCCGTTTTTGTCAACCACGTACTCGCGCACAAAAGCGGCCTGCTTTGGGGTTAGCTCCCTCATGTCCAGCCTCCTGATGGTCACGTCAAGGTCCTTGAGCTCGTCCATCTTCATGATGCCCTCTTTATGCGGTACCGGTAGTAGCGCGGATTGCGCGCGGCGTCAGGGAAGGCCTCGATGCGCCCCTGATCGCGCAAGTACATCAGCGCGAAGCTAACGGCTGCATGCGTGCGGCCGGTGGCGCGGATCAACTGCTCGCAGGTAAAGAACCGCCCGGGGCTCTCGGACAAGACCCGCAGGATCAAGTCGCTGGCGCTGCCGGTCTGGATGACGCCCGGGGGGCGCGGGTTGTATCGCGCGGGCTTGGTCTGCTTGAGGCTGTACGCCTCCATTTGC